TGAGCGGAAATTGATGATGCTTCGATATGTGGAATGTAGGCCGTGGCACTGGACGGCGGCTTCAATGGGATATTCCCCCCGCCGCGTTTATCAGCTCCATGATGAAGCTAAAAAGATTGCAGTCGGTTGCAGTTGATTTCACTTGAATGTACTTTGTCAATAGGGTAAAATGTTATTAGTGAAAGTCTACTTTATAGTAGAAACTCACGATGCGGAACAGGGCAGAAACAGTTAAGACACTGCCCGGATGGCCGCATGAATGATGCGCTTGCCTAGCCCACCCAACACAATTATGGGGCTGTGCGAATAGTTGGGCTGCTTCGGCACTAACGAAATAAGCACTTCGCATTATTGCTGCTTTCCACTTTCATACCCTCCCCATCCCGCTGACTACGGTTGGCGGGAACCCTAAAAATTAATTCTTAGGAGGATTTTCAATATGGCATTTTCAGCCGATTTTGACAAAACATATCAGGTAAAAACTCTTATGGAAACAGCAAAGATTTTCGACATAACCATCAATGACGATTTGTTTAATCGTATTTTAGACAAGGTTTATGAGAAAGACGAAAAAGTCATTATTGACGAAACGACTACGAGGACTAAGACTGAAAGAGCATAAAGCGGTAACCCTACCAATAACGCGGCCCTATTCGTCCGGAATTTCCGGGCGGCTGCGATTGGAACGGCGCATATTTATTTTGCCCCTCAGTTGGGCGTCCGCGCCGTCATATGCTGCCTTACCGCTGGGGCGATAATACAGCGGATATATAAAACAGCATTGGAGTAATGCGTGTCGCCCTTATCGGGCTTACCTACACGACAAGCATTTGGAGCGGGTAACTCTGAATGCGAGCCAGTGCAATCAGAAAAAGGCGCGGCGGCCCGCCTCAATATGGGGCTGAATCAAGAGGCCGCCGGGCCGCGATTTAATCAGCGTGAAGCTGTTTAGATACCAACGAGGAACGATTTTACCAATTTTCAACGCTCCATGATAACGACATGTAAAATTGGCGCTTATGAAATTGTGCGGAACAAGTCTGACGGCCGGAAACAGACCGGCAAACTAGAATGGTAAAACTTTCATTCAACCCTGTTATACAGGCTGAATGTATCGGGGAAGTTTCATCTTGATAGCCGGTAACGGGTGCAGATGCTTATAGCCGATTGATCTTACCCATGGGGGCCGCATAGGTTAGTGCACATAGCTTGTGCGGTTTGCGCATATCCCGGTCGAAATTAGGTAAGATTGGAACTCCTGCCAACACCGGGACATAAAACGCGCCGCAATCCCGCCTCATCCCGACAAAATTCGGGCTGGAGGGGCGGGGCGAGCGGCGACACAATCAACAGCCTTACGCTGATAGGAGGATAAGTTTATGAGTAATCAACTTACATATGAGCAGCTTTTGGATATGGAGGGCCATATCGTTAGGGTTGTCGATAGGGAATGTGACTATCACAGCCAGATATGCGAAGTCTCATTATCGAATGATGATGCGGGAGACTTGTGGCTTACACTTTCGAATGGCGGATATGAATTTGCATATGATCCCGGTGGAAAATGTGTAGACGGAGAATTTGAAGCCTATTTGGTTGAATAACCCGGCCTCCGCAGGCCGAACAAACTGAATAATTACGCTTTACCAATCGGTAAGGCGTTTTTATATAGCATGAAACGGTTGTACAGCCGATGGGCCGGTTTAACCCGCCGGTCCTTTTTCATGCTTAAAATATATGGGTAGGAGGTTTATTATGGGAAAGAGTGCTATTGACGCAAAAAGAGGCGATATTTTCAAGTTAGAACCGGAGCGCCTGACACTGGTAACGGACAAAAATCATCCATTGTATGACCCGCGTGTCGAGAACGAGCCGAGCGAAAGCATGATTGCCAATATTGCAATGCATGGAGTGTTGGAACCTATCATTGTCCGAAAGAATGGCGATGCGATAGAGGTTGTCGCAGGACGTGGACGCACAAAGGCCGCATTGGAAGTGAATCGGCGCTTTTCGGCAGAGGGTAAGCCGCCATTATTGATACCGGCGATTGTCCGCGGTGGTTCTGATGTTGACTTGTTCGGCGTTCTGATATCAGAAAATGAAATCCGGAGAGAAGATAGTGTAATCAACAAAGGCGAAAAAGCCCGCAAGTTACTTAATATGGGCTATGCGCCTCAGCAGATCTCCGTTGTCTTTGGCGTTACCCGGCAGGCTGTAGAACAATGGTTAGCCGTGGATGAATTACCGACACCGATAAAAGAGGCCGTGGGGAATGGCGAGGTTTCGGCAACAGCCGCTTTGCAAATGTCCGGCCACTCGCGAGAAGAACAAGTCAGGCGCTATGAGGATATAAAGCAGCGCGGCGAAAAGCCAACGGTTCATACGATGAAAAGCGCAGCAGCTTCACCAGAGAATAAGGCCGCGCCGAAAATGAGGACGCGGCGGGAGATTGAAAAAATGTTGACAAGCAATATTCCAACTCCATCAAACGTATTCGGCTACTCAACGGGATTTAAAGATGCTTTGCGTTGGGTTCTCGGGATTGATAATGGCGGGAGTGAATAACCCCGCCTGATTATTTTATAACGCCCCTTGCGGGCTATCAAACAAGCACCTAAAAGGGTGCTTTTATTATTCAAAATTGAGGTGAGGTGATGGCAAAAGGCAAATATGAATACTGGTTGACCGAGGACGGCCTTTTGCTGCTTGCTGCTTGGGCGCGGGATGGGCTGACGGATGAACAGATAGCAAAAAACTGTGGAATTAGTCGGTCTACATTGGCACTATGGAAAGATAAATATTCGGACATATCGGACGCCTTAAAAAAAGGCAAGGAAATAGCTGATATTGAGGTCGAGAATGCCTTATTCAGGCGGGCTACTGGATATACGCACAAAATTGTCAAGCCATTCCAATATCAGGGCGAAGTAATTATTGCTGAATTTATTGAAGAGGTTGCGCCAGATGTGACGGCTCAGATATATTGGTTGAAAAATCGGAAGCCGGAGCAATGGCGGGATAAGCCAAATGAACACAATATTTCAGACGAGCGCGAAGATGATAATCTATGGAACGCGATTGCAGAGGCGGTAAAGAAAGATGAGGTTTGAAAAACTATCGCCAAAGCAAGCGGAAGTGTTCAAGTTTCCATTTGAGAATTACGACGCGCTTATCTGTGACGGCGCTGTCAGAAGCGGCAAAACCATGATGATGATATACGCCTTTGTCTGGTGGGCTATGGAGGAATTCAACGGCGCGATATTTGCGGTGTGTGGCAAGACTGTCCAGTCCGCCGAGCGGAATATAATCCATCCGTTGTTGGAAACCAAGAGCATCACAGACAAATATGCCATTACATATACCAGGAGCATGAAACTGCTGACAATCAGGCGCGGAGACAAAATCAACTTTTTCTACATATTCGGCGGCAAGGACGAATCCAGTTATATGCTCATACAGGGGCTTACGCTGTCCGGCGTCCTTCTGGATGAAGTTGCCCTCATGCCGCAATCCTTTGTTGAACAGGCGATTACGAGAACGCTATCAGTTGATAATTCAAAGCTATGGTTTAACTGCAACCCCGAAAGTCCTATGCACTGGTTTTATGTCGAGTGGATTCAAAAAGCAGAAGAGCACAACGCCAAGCATCTGCATTTCCTCATGGACGACAATCCTGGCCTGTCCAAGAAGTCACTCGAAAAAGCAAAGCGAGACTTTACTGGAGTTTTTTATAATCGCTATGTCCTTGGCGAATGGGTACAGGCGCATGGGCTGGTATATGACATGTTTGACCCGCTCCTGCATGTTGTTCCCGCAGTTCCCTTGGTCGACGGCAAGCCGACACCGAGAAAATACACAAAATATTATGTCTCCTGCGACTACGGCACAAAGAACGCAACCACGTTTCTTCTGTGGGGCTACTGCGGCGGCGTGTGGTACTGCATCAAAGAATACTACTACTCTGGACGAGACGAGCACCGGCAGAAGACGGATGAAGAATTTGCGGACGATTTACAAACATTTATCGCTGACACTCCAATTCTGTCAATCGTCATAGACCCGTCTGCCGCCTCCTTTATCGCCGCTTTGCAGAAAAGGCAATTACCTACACGCCAAGCAAACAACGCCGTGATTGACGGCATACGGCTTACTGCAAGCTGCTTACAGAGCGGAGCCATAAAAATATGCGATTGCTGCAAAAATTTGATAAAGGAATTTGGCCTGTATGTGTGGGATGAAAAAGCGCCGGAGGATAAGCCGGTAAAGGCGAATGATCATGCGCTTGATGCTTTCCGGTACTTTGTTTTCTACGTTCTCAACACGGCGAATCAATGGGTATTCGTGGAGAAGTACCGCTGACAACAGCCGCGAATGGGTTTTTGTTGGGCGGTGAATGTGTGTATTTATATGCAGCGAAAACAGCCAGACAATTCTGTATAAACATATCAAAATCAGCCCTATTTTTGAATATAAATACATAAAGTCTCCGAAAATGCGGCAAAACACTTTGAGAGACTGTAATAATATTCAGTAAAGACTTATTTAGCGAAATAGAAAGGCGGTAAACCGAATGGCAGAAAAATTAAAATCGTGTCCGTTTTGTGGAGGGGATGCAATCCTACATACCATAACAAGGAATGGGAATGGCGGATGTGACTTATTTACTTGGGAAATTGGTTGCGGTGACTGTGGCGCGAAAGTGCCAAGTTGTGGCGATAAGGCCGTAAGGGATAATGACGGAATACGCCTTACAGTAGACGGAAGAAGCGACGCCATAGCCGCATGGAATCGTCGCCCCACTCCCCCAAATGATTAGCCCATAGGCTTTTCATATAGCATAGACGGTTATGCATGGCTGTGAGCCGGGAACGCTCCCCCGGCTCTTTTCTATGTGTGAAATTGGAGCGATATTGAAAGGAGCGCAGTATGAAAAAGTATTATGTAATCACTATGACTGATGGTAGCGAATGGGGCATACCGGCTGAAATTATTGCAAAGAATCGCGCGGGTTACTATGCCAAGGCTGACCCTGACACCACCTATCAGGAAGAGTTTGACGCAATGATGCAGTGGTTTGATACGAAGGATTTTGAATTTGAGGATTGGGCGCAGAACAACATGAACTGGTCTGATGTTCAGGCTCATGCCGTTATGCTGAATCCTGCGACAAGACCGCTCATTGATTGGGAAGAATGCTGGATGAACGGCGAACACGAATACAGAACCGTATCAGAAAGTTAGCCTACCCCGCTCACCAGCGGGATTTTTAATGCGGGAAGGGAGAGGGAGAGAATGAACACATTTTGGATATTTCTTGTGTTGAATTCCATTAATTATATCTGCGATTATCCGTTGCAAAACTTCTTTTTAGCCGAATGGAAGCAGAAAAGCAATTACGCATTATTTGTTCATTGCTTTATATGGACTATGGGGGTTGCTTTTGGATTGCAGTATTTCGGCATATTCACATGGTGGAAGTTGGTACAGCTTTTTGTTGGACATTTGCTCATGGACGGATGGAAATGCCGAGGATATTACAAAAAGATGGGATTATCGGATAAGGCCAGTTTTAATATTGACCAGACTTTTCACCTATTGCAGATTGCAATTTGTTTGATTTAATCCCCCGCTCACCCCACTGAAAGGACGGTCAACGCGAATATGGAAGAATTGCAGGGCAAGGAGTGCGAACATTGCACATGCGGCGAGAAAATGGATTTTGCGGAGTCTATGTATTTGCTTAGAGCGCAATGCATCATTGAGGGCATGAAAGCCGCGAATAAAATAAATGAGCAGAACGGCGAACCGCTAACCTATAGCGGCGCTGCATTTTTTGAACAAGCAGAAGCCGTTGAAAGCTTTATGTTGGATTACGCAAAGGCGAAAGCGAAGGCTGAAAAGGACTATCTGCACCGAATGAAAAGGCACTCGACTCATAACCGCGACAATGCTTAATCTGGTTTTTATTCCACAAGAAAGGACGGTGATACCTTGACCGAAACAGACCTAATCGGCACTAAAATTGAATTTATGGGCAGAGGACGCACCAATAAGGATATTACCAAGTCCTTGCTTGAAGAATGGCGCAATGGCGATAAGAAGCAGAATATCGCGGATATGCTGGATGCCGAAGAATACTTCATGTGCAGAAACATCACCATATCCAAAAAGCGGCGCGACCTGCCAGATTACGGTGAAAACTCCACGCTGTCAAATGCCAAGATTCCATCGGCGTTCCTGCGTACAAATGTCACACAAAAGAGTGACTACGCCCTGGGCAAGCCGTTTCTCATTAGCGTGGAAAGCCCGGTGCCGAAGACGCTTGACAAGGACGGCAATCCAATTGAAGACCCGCAGGCCACAATATATTTGGATGAATGGTCGAAGTATCTATCCCCTGCCCGAAGAAAGACCATAAAGCGCATTGGCAAGCATGGCGCAATCAATAAGGGTATCGGATGGGCTTATATCACCATAGACCAGACCGGTGATTTACTCATTCAACATGTGGATTCTGAACAGATGTATCCGGCGTGGGCCGACAAGGAACATACGATACTTGATGCTATTGTGCGGGACTATAAAGTTATCCAGTATATCAATAACAACCGCGAAGAAATCAACAAGGTTGAGTTTTGGAACAAGGATGCCGTTGAGCGATACATTGATGACGGCCACGCCGCGCTAAAACCTGACCCTGACAACCGGCAGCCTACAGCACATATGGAATTGCCTGGCATCGGCATTGTATGGGACAGAGTGCCATTTATCGCCTTTAAGGGTAACGAGGACGAACTGCCCATGTTAAACATTATCCGGCAGCAGATTGACAGCTACGACAAGCTGCAAAGCAAATCGGTTGACGGCTTGCTTGATGATCTTGATGCAGTGATGGCACTTGAAGGATTTTCGCCGGAATTGGGAAAATTGACAGAACAGCGCCGTATTATGCAAAATTCTCGGATTGTAGGTATAGGCGCAGGTGGTAAGGCATATTATCTCCAGGCTAATCCAGACATTACGGCAGTACAGGCGAAGCTTGAGAGTTTGAGGAAGGATATCAGGGAGTTCGGCCAAGCTGTGGACACGCAAGACGTTAAGTTTGGCTCCAACCCTTCAGGCATTGCCCTGAAATCCATGTACCAGGACTTGGACACTTACACGAACGGCCTTGAAACCGAATTTGAAGTGTTCATGCAGCAGTTGAAGTACTTCTTCGACATATATCTTGAATTTAAGGGAATAGGAACCGCCGAACAGTGGGCGCAGTATGCCATAACGGTTACATTGAACAGAGATATGATGGTGAATACGGCGGCGGATATGCAGGAAACGGTCTTGCTTGGCTCTACCGGCGTAAGTCAGGAAACGCAGGATGACTGGAACCCCGCAGTGGAATCCCATGCCATTGAACAGCAGCGGCGCGAACGTGAAGCAAAGGCCGCCCTATCCGACATGAACACAGAGCGCGAACTTGCAAGGCTGAGAGCGGAAAACGAGCGGTTGGCGCGGGAGCGGGAAGAAACGGTAAATAGCCAATAGGCTTTTACAGCATAAGGCGATATGTACAATCGTAGAGCGGGAACCAGTCCCCCGCTCTTTTCTTATGCTTATTTGGGGCTGGATATGAAAGGACTGGAATCATGGAGAAAATTAGACCTATTCTGAAATATCCCGGCGCAAAATGGAGTGCGGCCGCATGGATTCTCGACCAATTACCCGAACATGATATTTATGTAGAGCCTTATTTTGGGAGCGGCGCAATCTTTTTCAACAAGGAACCTGTACGATTGGAAACCATAAATGACCTTGATGAAAATGTAGTCAATCTATTCAAAATCATTCGAGAGCATCCGCAACAGCTGGCCGAATTGATTTCATTCACGCCGTGGGCACGGGATGAATATGCGGCTTCATACATAAAAACGGATGATGATATAGAAAACGCCCGCCGTTTCCTTGTCCGTTGCTGGCAAGCCTTTGGAACGCTTACGGGGCAAAAAACAGGATGGCGGCATAGCGCAACAGGCCGTTGTCCAGTTATGCCTAAGCAATGGGCACAAGTACCCGATAGAATATTGCAGCTGTCGCAGAGACTTCTTGAAGCACAGATTGAAAATATGGATGCCGTGCAGCTGATAAAAAAATACAATGACCCGCATTGCCTTATCTATGCAGACCCGCCCTATATGCCCGATACGAGGCGCAAGGGTATTTATGCGGTAGAAATGGACGAAGCGCAACACATACAGCTGCTACAGGCATTGTGCAGCCATTCTGGGACTGTCGTATTAAGCGGATATGATAGCGAACTGTATAATGATTATTTGCAAGACTGGAAACGCATAGAACGGAATTACGCAGCTGAACGAGGGCAGAGCCGAATAGAAGTGTTGTGGATTAAGTCCGCATAAGCAGCTTTCCTCTTTAGCATTCGTCCTCCGGCGGGATTATGCTTGAAAGGGTGGGGAGAAATGAAGCGGCTTGCGCATGAGTTTCTCTGATGATATAATTGGTAAATGAAAGGCGGTATTGATTATGTTTGAAGAAGCAAGGGCAAAGCTTAAGATAATACTGAATGATGAACCTGAATATGAAAGATTAACAAATCTATTCGATTCGGTTCAGAATATTTATGGCAGACAAGCCGAAGCGGAATATTTGGATACCGTTTCCTCTATAGCACTGACGGGATTTGATACGCGCCAAATAAAAAGCATTAAATCTTTAAGAGGAATTTATTGGGCAGTATGCAAAATTAAAGCATAAAAATTATACTAAACTGCTAACCAAGCGTTCATCATAAGATGGGCGCTTTTTAATGCACTGAAAGGCGGTGAGGTCGGTTAGTATCTTAAGTCGCAATAAAGAAGTCCAAGAAAAATATTGGTCCGATAGGGCTATTCGGGTTATTGAAGCGGGCGAAAAATCCGCAGCCGAAATGACAACCGACCTCGCAAAAACATACAGAGAAGCACAAAAGGCCATACAGCGCGAACTGGAGGTGTTCTATGGCCGCTACGCAAGAGATGTCGGCGTATCCCTCGAAGATGCCCGGAAAGCCCTGAATAAATCGGAACTGAAATCTTATCTTGAGCAAACAAAGGAGTATTACGAAGCGATAAAGGCCACAGATTACGCCTTCGATCCCGCCTATCGCCAGAAGCTACACCGGCAGCTGTCCCTAAAATCAGCTGCGAGCCGGTTGGAGGCCTTGCAAGCGGATGTACAGTGGCAGATTGAGAAATTGTATGCACAGGAGCAGGATGCGTTTAGGGAGGGGTTAAGCGGCTCATATGAGGATGCGTACTATCGAACAATGTTCAACATCCAACAAGGCGTCGGTTTCGGTTCTCCGTTCTCTTCGCTGAATGTCGAAGCCATAGAAAAAGCTGTCTCGCAAAAGTGGCTTGGCGAAAATTATTCCGACCGCATTTGGACAGATAAAGACCGGCTGACTATCGCAATGGGACAGATTATACCGAGAGGGATTGCGCTGGGGCAGAATCCCCGTATTATAGGTAAGGACATATCCCACCAGATGGGTGTGAGGCTGTCATATTCTGAACGATTGGTGCGTACGGAGTTTTCGCAAATAGCAAACGAAGCGTCATTTGATGCCTACAAAGAAGCGGGAATAGAATCATATCAATATCTTGCTACTTTAGACCATAGAACCTCGGAAATATGCCAAGACCTTGACAGCAAGGTGTTTGCGCTGTCTGAAAAAATGGTGGGAGTCAACTTCCCTCCGGCTCATCCGAATTGCCGGAGTACCACTATACCCTACTTTCCAGAGGATGAGATTGATAGATTATTCGCAAAGGCAGAACGCATAGCCCGCGACCCCAAAACAGGGAAATCATATCTCGTCCCTGCGAGTATTACTTATCGGGAATGGGCGAAAGAAAGAGGAGTAAAACCTTGATTTTATACGGGTTTTCGCTTGTTTTTTTACCCGAAAAATGGTATAATATTATTGCATGGTTAGGCAAGCTGCCCGACAATGGCGGTTATCCTAAACCGTCTTTCCATGCTACATAATTAAGGCGTAACGAAGGAGGTTGTCAAAATGAATTTACATTATCCCTATTGGCACACTGCCCATATCATCATCCCAAACCTTGTAGACAAATACTTTGGTGTGTTTGCGTACCATGATATGGATCGCCCCGAAGATGTTTCTGTGCGGTTTCTGGACGACGACCACATTTACATGGTGCCGCCAGAAGATCAATCAGCCTTTCTTGAAAGATACACAGCGTTTATTACATGGCTCGATGCTCAAATAGATGTTGCGGCAATTATTAAGAGGTTTCACTGGCAACCCTGCACCCAAAGCATGTTTGAGGAAATGCGAAATAGTTTTTTTGAAGCGTTTTCCTTTTGGGAAAGCCAAAATAATTACAGTATGAAGCAGTGTATGAAGAATATTCTTTTGGGATTTGAGCCGATCTCAGCCATAACGGGTATAAATATTTCAGTCGACTTTTGAAAGAGTAATACATCCAAGAGCATCTTTGTGGATGCTCTTTTTATTTGCCTATTCACGTATTGGGCAAAAGTGAGCCAAGCGTCTGCTAATTGGTTGGCGCTTTTATTTTGCCCAAAAGGAGTATTGCCATGAGCCGAGAAGCCGATTTTAGTGAGTTGGAGAAGTTTTTTAAGAACTGGAATGACGCATACAACGACTTCGATACATTCTTGAAGCAATTCCTCCTTGAAATGGCCTTGCGGGCAATCGCAAAGATTAAGCCAAAAACGCCGGTTGATACCGGAGCTTTGCGTAATATGTGGGGCATAGGCAGTCAAGAAATTGTCCTCCGTGCCGCAACAGAAAGCACGGTTGAGATTGACCCCGAACGTTCCACAATCGCAAGCATTGATGTTATCGGCAACAATTTTGATGTCGTTATTTGGAATGGCATGGATTATGCCTCGTTCGTTGAGTTTGGAGCGCGTAATGTAGACGGTTCGTGGCGGGACGGTTTCTTCATGATGACCGTGAGCATTGATGAAGTGCAGAGACAAATGCCCGCCCGTTTTGACAAAGCGTTCAAGGCTTATTTGCAGAGTAAGGGGGCGACGTAAATGGGATTAAGAGATTTTCTCGAATATCCGGACGACCTTGATAACATAACACAACGCAAGTCAGATAATAAACCCGTTAAATTGTCGGAAGAAGATATAAAAATGCTTATGGAATATGTTTCGAATCGGGAACCGAGGCATGCAACGATTACAGTTGACGCCTGCAATGCGTCGGTTGATTATGTTATTGAGAAAATAGCCAATCAGATAGAGGCTTTGAGTAAAGGCGCAACCTAATCTCGCGGAGCGGCGTTATGCGTAATAACATTGTGGAGGGTGTAAATGAAAGTCACTATTCTTGGCGCAGAATATGAAATCACAGAAACTACGCAAAAAGAAAACGGAATACTTGAAAATGCAGATGGATTTTGTAGCAATTACGATAAATATATTTTGGTAGAAAAAGAACCATTTGCGAATGATAAACATGCCAACAAAAATGAAAAGACAGAAAGGAAAAAACTCATTAAGAGGCATGAGATTGTACATGCATTCATCACTGAATCCGGCGCACTGAATACGGTTTTAGATAATGAGTTTTGCGTACATTGGATTGCCATGCAATTTCCTAAGATGTTAGCGGTGTTCAAGGAGATTGAAGCGATATAACCGCGCGCCCGGATGGGCGTTTTATTATATCCAAAATCAAAAAGTGAGGTGCTATTATGGATTTAACAATTACCGAAATGATGCAGGAGAAAAGCAAAATTGAGGGCGAAATTAAATCCCGCCTAAATGAATTTTGCAATAAATATCAAATTACGGATATTAATATAGGGCTTTGTAACTATAATTGCCTGGGTGATAAGCCTGTACATATAGGCGGTGTAGTAATCGGCGTGGAGCATGAATAGTAAATGCGGTGACGCAGGAGGTGTCATTATCGAACAGATAAGATGTAATTGCCATGACCGCGCAAAGATTGTGGCGGAGCGTGACGAGCAGGGCAATGTCTATGTGTTGTGTAGGGGCTGTAAGGAAAAAATCAAAATAGAAACTGACCCTAAAAAGCTATGGCCAGACGCAAAGACAATTCATATCGAAACACCATTAGAGCCGAAAAAGGAGAGCCGAGAAAATGAATCAAGAAAGTCAAGTGCTACAGAGCCGCATAATTGAAGAATTAGCGGAATTGAAAGAATTGTTCGAACGCACCGGATCGACGGCAACGATTGAGTTGAAATATGATGAAGATTATCCCGGAGGATATTGGTCGTATCTTGACAGGATTAAAGCAAAGCGAGAAACGCTGATAAATATAACAATAAAACATAAATAACAAGAGCCGTCAGAGCCGTTCATTTCCTTATCGGAAGTGGGCGGCTTTTTTATTTTGCCAGAAAGGAGCTGATAACTTGCCCGAATCCAGAGCCGATGCAGAAAAACGCGCCGAGAAATTAGGCTTCCCCAAATCAAGCGTTATCTGCCTTGAAAAAGATGATAAATGCTACATAGCTCCTCACGGCATTGAGAGCGCCGCCGCCAAAAGAGCCTATGCCGAAGCCCGAGAAAGAGGGTTAAGCCAAGAGCGGGCGGCTAAGACGGCGCATCATGTGGAAAAGCAAGTGGAGGAATCTGAAAGTAGTGATTGAAAGTCATTAGAACCTTGTATTTATGCGCTTTTTGTGATATAATTCAAGTAGGTGGAGCGCATTGCAAGGCGCGGGGAGATTGCCTTATCTCCCCTACCACCATAACAATAAGGCTAAAATACGAAAGGCGGTATTACTATGGATGACAGGTTTACATTTAGGGGAAAAAGCGTTGACAACGGAAAATGGATTGAGGGCTACTTAATCGAAAAGTGGTGGTATGGAAGCAATTCGTTTCACATCTTAGAGGGCATATATGGCAGTGATGAGATTGGCGAAAAAGTAATTGAATCCACAATCGGACAATGCACCGGGCTCCGTGACCGCAACGGCAGGCTGGTTTTCGAGGGGGATATATGCAGACATGGCGACAGAATTATAGAAGTTGTTTGGTATGAAGGTTCATGGCATTATACTTATGGAAACCACGGTGGTAGATTATATGCACTGCATCCTCGCAATGATATTGAAATCATCGGGAATATCCATGATAATCCTAAATTGTTAAGCGCATAACCCACAATTAAATAATCAAGCGTCTATCTGCGGATGGGCGCTTTTATTATACAAAAATCTGTCCGCAATGACGTAAAACTATGTGAGCATGTGGACGCAACCCACGTAAAAAAGCGTAGCAATAGGAGGATACATGAAAAGAACATTTCTAACCGGCCTCGGCCTTGATGACGATATTATCAGTAAAATCATGGACGAGAATGGACGCGACATTGAGCGAGAGAAAGCTGTTGCAAAATCCCTGAAAGAAGATCACGACAATCTGAAGCTGAAAATGTCTGACATGGAAACAGAACTGAAAACCGCGCTCAATGCGGAATCTTCCGATATTGGCAGTCTTAAAAAATCTGTTGATGATTGGAAAGCAAAGGCCGAAGCGGCGCAGGCGGAGATTGAAAAGGCTAAGACAGAAGCGGATGCTAAGATATCGGGTTGGGAGTTTGACCGAGATTTAGATGCCGCATTGAAAGCCGCAAAAGTCAAAGACCCGAAGATTGTCCTGCCGTTGCTGAATCGCGAAGGATTGAAGCGCACAGATAAGGGCATTGAGGGCTTGGACGAACAGCTTAAACCCTTTACTGAATCGCACGGTTATCTGTTTGATGTTGAACAGGCCGCGCAGGAATCCACAGCGCAGCAACTCCCCGTCGGCGTGTCAATCTTTCAGCCGGACGGGAGCAAGGGCGCAAGTACAACGTACACAACGGAACAAATCAAAAGCATGTCTCCGCAACAAATCAACGCGAATTGGGACAGCATAAAAAACACATTAAAGAAAGGATAGATAATATATGTCTATTGCAACATTCATCCCAACCATTTGGGAGGCTCGTCTTTTAATGCACTTGGATAACGCATTAGTGGCGAGAAACTTCTTCAATCAAGATTATGAGGGGAACATTACCGATCAAGGCGATACCGTCCGCATTAACCAGATCGGGAATGTCAGCATTTTTGAGTACAACCGGAATCAGGACATGACCCCGCCGGAAACACTCGCTACATCAGCGCAAGACCTTGTTATTGACCAGGCTCAGGCCTTCAACTTCCAGATTGACGATATCGACAGGGTACAGGCCAGAGCCGAGCTAATGGACAGCGCAATGCAGAGGTCGGCCTATTCATTGGCAGAAGTCGAAGATACATTTTTGTTCAATTTGCTTGACGCTGCTGTGCCTACCGCAAATAAGGTGACAGTTACCATCTCAACTCCCGCAGAGATGTATGAATTGCTTGTGCAGTTGAGAAAAATCATGGTAGTAAACAACGTTCCATCTATCGGGCGCAAAGTCGCCGTCCCGCCTGATGCTATCGCGTTACTGCTGAAAGATGACAGGTTTGTCGGTACTGGCGGTACAAACGCAGAGAGCACATTGCAATCTGGTTTTGTCGGAAGGGCGGCGGGATTTGATATTTTTGAAGTAAACACCACGCCGGGCGGAAATACGCTCATTGCTGGACATCAGCTTGCTTCTACATTCGCGAGCCAGATTGTAAAGACAGAGGCTTATCGCATGGAAAAGAGGTTTGCAGACGGCCTAAAAGGGCTTTCTGTATATGGAGCTAAAACCCTAATCCCCGAAGCGTTGGCGAGTGCGACGGTGACATTCTGATAGGAGCGTGATTACACATGAGCCTAAAGTTTAAACGAGCGGAGGACGGCTCCTGGATAGGTTACCGAATGGAGCAGGGGGAAACCCTTGCTCCTGCCGTTTCGGAGGAATCCACGGATTACAACGAACTTGACGATGAAATCCTTGCCGCCCTTGCTACTGAGAGGCAAATTGACACCACGGATAAAACCCGTAGGCAAGTGATAAACTTGCTTAAAAAGGCCGAATAACCTTGTGTTTATGCGTTTTTCGTGGTATAATTATTATTGAGGGATAGGGAACGCGACCCGAAAATCCAGTTGCCTTACTGGACTTCCCTCTACAATTTTTAAGGCTAAATACGAAAGGCGGTATTGATATGATGTGTCCCTGCTGCAATAGCACAAATATTTTAGAGTCCACAAACAGTTCGGTAAAGATTTATGCTTGTGGCGATTGTAAGGCGTTTTTCGATGAACGGTTAAAGTTAATAGAATCTGATCCGTTTGAAAGTGCAAAAACCATTCAGATAGATATAAGCAATGGTTAATATAATAATCAAGCGTCTGCTGCGGTAGGCGCTTTTCTCATGCCAAAAAGGACGGTGATACACATGCTGACAGAGCTTTCAAGACAACAGATAATCAACAAACGGCAGGAACAGGCAGAGAAACCCGAGCCTGAAAAAACGGCGGCAAAGAAGCCGAAGAAGGAAAGTATATTTGCGGTTGAAACAGAGGATGAAGTGGAGGCGGTGATGGATGATTTGTAAAGTGTGTGAAAACGGTTTGCTCTCTGCCCCTGTTTGGCGCATTGCACCTATTGGAGTTGAAAAAGAAAGATATGTTGAGTTTAATTTCTGTCCGCATTGCGGTAGGAAGTTAAATCCAGAGGTGCAAGATGAATCTACTTGATACCGTCAAAACCCTACTTGGAATTACGGACGATTCGAAGGACGCCATTCTGACGCTGTATATAGGCATTGTAACGCAGAGCATATTGAACACCACTAACCGCCAAGAACTGCCCGCAGAACTCGAAAATGAGGTTGCTATGATGGTATTTGACATGTTTAACGAACTGTCCAATGCAAGCGGCACAACTGGCAAGGCAACCTCAATCAGTGAGGCAGGACGAAGTCTAAGCTTTGATACATCACAAGCACAACTATGGGCAAAAAACCGCTTGAAGCAGCGAGAGGCGCAGATTTTTAGCTTTCGATTGCCTTACAGGATAACGGAAAGGGGGCGGCGGGATGGCCTTTGATTTCCTCGAAAAGCTTAAAAATCCTTGTAATTATGCGGGTTTCATGGTATAATTCAATAGTGGGATAGCCCGACGGGGCGAAAAGCGGTTTCCTGACCGCCTGCCCACAAACTTTTATAATCAGGAATAAAGCCTACAGGAGGGTTATTTTCCATGTCAAAAAACTGGACTGTGTATATGCACACGACGCCGAGCGGTAAGCGGTACATAGGAATTACAAGCCAAGGTGTAAAAGACAGATGGAAAAATGGATATGGATACGAGGAAGGATATTTTCGGAATGCAATCCTTAAATATGGATGGAGCAATATTCAGCACGAAATCTTATTTTCCGGCTTATCCGAAGAAGAGGCAAAAGCAAAGGAGACCGAGTTAATCGCTGAATATAAGACAATGGATCGGGATTATGGTTATAATCGGACAGCGGGTGGAGATGGATGCGCTGGGCTTATTCATAGCGAAGAGAGTAAACTAAAAATGAGCATCGCCCAAAAGGGCAAAAAACATAGCGAGAAATCCCGTCGCAAAATAAGCGAATCAAACAAAGGCCGTATAGTAAGCGAGGAAACGCGCCGTAAAATTGGATTAGCGCACAAAGGAAATACACACTTCTTGGGAAAAACGCATAGCGAAGAGACGATACAGAAAATGCGAGAAGCGGCAATAGGCCAAAGGCATAGCGAAGAAACCCGCCGCAAACTAAGTGAATACAGCAAGGGCAACACGAACAGGAGGGGGAAAGCCGCAAGCGAGGAAACGCGAAGGAAGTTAAGAGAATCACATATGGGCAAATCTCCAACCGCTGAAACGCGCAGAAAGATGAGCGAAGCGCATAAGGGGAATACTTACGCTCTTGGATATAGACACAGTGAGGAAGCAAAGAGGAAAATTGGAGAAGCCTGTGGGGGTGCATCTAGCCCGTGTGCAAAAGCCGTCAGACAGCTGGATAGAATGACACGCGAGATTATTGCAGTATACCCATTCATGGCAGGAGCATCCACGCAAACAGGAATAGGAAAAACAAGCATAAGTAATTGCTGTGTAGGATTGTCAAAAACAGCGGGCGGATATATATGGGAATATGTTGAATGATGAACAATGAGCCACCCAAGGGTGGCTCTTCCCATTCGAGGAAGGAGTGAGGCAAGATTAGTGGTTTTGATTTTGGGGTAATAGCCCCCATATTAGGAGAATATTTTGATACTGATGTTGTGGACATTGGACGCAGCACACTTATCACGCTACCGGATGGCAGTACGACAGTCACCGACCCCAAAACCCCGATATACACGAATGTCAAATGTCATTTGTCGTTCAATTCTACCGATAACCCCGATCCGGTGAGTGTGGGCAGCGTTCCCATAATCATGAGCATCACCATAAACTGTCCGGTTGGTGTGGATTTGCAGAACGCGGACTATATCATGGCGCGGAAGCTTGCGGCAGATGGTACGGTTCTGGAAGAATACCAAGGCACTATCGGAGCGCCCGCGACCAGTCAAAGTAGGCAGAGCGCAGTAATGGAAATGAGGCAGGCGGTGTAGCGTGGCATACAAGTCTTATTTACAAGTTAGGAGGCGGCTTGATGATAATAAAAGAAGAATTGTATAAAATCCGAAAAAAGATAATTGAGGCATTAAGGCAAGAGGATGAGTTTATCAATATGCCTGTTTATGCGGCTGGCGTTCCGATCGGATTAAAAGATGCTCAATATTTTGATTGTACAACGGCTTCGCTGGAAACAAAGGACGGAAATTACAAACTTAATCTTAACGTATCGCTCAATATGCAGTTTGGCGGCAAAGAAGGCGTGGAAACGCAAGAACTTGAATACATGCAAAAGATTGGCTCTATTCTTTCTTCATTTTCGGATTATGATTTAACGGTCATCCCCAAAGGCAATATTGATACAATTTCAATCCTATTCGAGATGAAGCAAAAAGAATGGATGAAGTCCGATGCTTGAACAATACGAATTAGTCGCTACTTCCGTCACATCTGCCCTCGGCATACGGCTCCGCGAGATATTCCCCGGCGTGATGTGGTACAGGGAAACGATACCGGCGCAGATGCTTGTTTACCCGCATTGGTTTGTAAATCAGCTTACGCTTAACATTCAACCAGAGCGCCGCAACCACTGGTGGTTAAGCTATTTCGCTACTATGAGATACCATGTAGCCGCCGACCCCGCCAGCGTTGTAGGCTCGCTACAGCAGCAACTTGATGATGCGAGCATAAAACTGCTGGCAGACTTGGATTATATTTATTGGAATGGTATACCGGTAAGGATAAGCAATCTGCGTACGGAGAAAATCGATGGCGTTTTGCATTGCTTTTGTAATGTTGATGTCATGGCAACGAAGCCGATTGAAATTGACCCGCTGCAAGAGCAGCTTGAGGTTAATATTGCGCAGCTGTAATCCGAAAAAATCCTTGTGATTATGCCGATTTTGTGGTATAATCAATATTAAGGGAAAGTACTCCAGGTGGAAACAGGCGCGTATTCAACATCGCTTAATGCCGGGCGGAAAATGGCGGCACCTGATAACAAATTCCTTGGCTCCACTTTCCCTTAACTTAATAACCAGGCGCTTACTTCGGTAGGCGCTTTTCTTATGCTCACAACCGCCTGATGGGGCGGTATTTTTATGCTCAATTTTAAGGAGGTAATTATGGCGTTTACTGATTATGAGTCCAGCATTGGGATAGGCGGCCATGGATGGCCGAATCCCTATCAATCTAAAGCGGACGAGGTGGAAAAGCTTGTTTCCATTGCGGAGAGTTGCGGGATTGAAAAGGATATAAAGTTGTTCGATTATTTGGTGAATCTTGTTTATCGCGGGAGCGTGCGAGCGAAGGGCCCGTCCAAAGGCTTGTCGGAATTTTTGGAGCAATCTCATCCTATAAAAATCACAGATGAGGATGTTCCATTCTTGAAAAATATCGCAACGTCAGAAAGCGGCTTGCACGGATACCAGCCTATTGCATCAGAATTAACGATAAATGTCGGAAGCCCAACAGAAGAAATGGACATAGACAAAGTGTGTAATAGGATTGCGGATGTTGTAAATCAGGCTAAAGGAGCGTGTATTTAATGGCAGGTGGAATTTGGCTTTCCCAAAACAAAGTGCGCCCCGGCGCTTACATCAATTTTGTGTCCGTCCCGCGCCCGACAATGACAGTCGGAGATCGTGGCATAGGCACAATGGCAATACCGCTCTCTTGGGGACCGGAGAACGCGCTCATTGACGTTTACAGCACCGACCTACTGGACGGCGCAAGTCTTTCCAAAGTGGGCGTGACGGCATTTGACGAGGCCACAGAGCAGAGTGCGAAGCTATTAACGCTTATGCTCTCCAATTGCTATCTGGCGAAAATCTATCGGCTTGACACCGGAGGCGTTCAGGCAACCATTACAACCGGAAGTCTTACTGCAAAAGCAAAATATCCAGGCACATTCGGAAATTCAATCACGATTCAGATAGTGGAATCTGACGGTCTTTTCACGGTGACTACATTCGTCTCCGGAACAAGCCGCGATACGCAGACCGTTTCCACCGTGCAGGAACTTGAGGATAACAATTATGTGGAGTTTAGCGGATTCGGCCCGCCAACGGCCAACGCGGGCATTCCGCTTACCGGCGGCACAAACGGCACATACACCGCAGCAACCGCCTATCCAAATTACCTTGCCCTTGCAAGCCGTGCCAGATGGCAGACAATGGCCGTGCCGTTTGATGGCGCAACAGTCAATGCACAAATTGCCACATTCGCAAAGACCATGCGTGATGATGAGGGCCGGTATGTGCAGGTCGCGCTTGCCAACTACGACAGCGCGGACTTCCACGGTGTGATTAATTCCGATTGCGGATTCAGGCGGGCCGATGATGAAGTAAGCGCGGATGAGGCTACGGCGTGGGTAGCCGGAGCTACGGCGGGCGCATCTATTATTCAGTCCAATACCGGCAGGGTTGTTACCAGCGCTCTCTCAATTCTCAATGAGCGTACCAATTCAGAAATCATCGATGCGCTCAAGTCCGGCAAATTCATCCTGTCCGCCAACCAACGCGGCGAAATCATTGTGGAGCAGGACATTAACAGTCTGCATACCTTTACGCCGGAACTGGATTATGCTTTCAGCAAGAACCGCGTGTTGCGCACTTTGGATGAGATTGGAACGAGCGTTACCGATGTTTGGGAGCAGTCTTATCTTGGCAAGGTGAGCAATAACGCCACGGGCAGGGAAATTTTCAAGGCCGATATTATTGGCTATCTTA